TCGCGTCCGACAGGAGGTATGTCACCTGGTGGAGCCGGTTGGCGTCGATCTGGTGACTCACCGCCTCGATAAAAAAGTCCCTGTTAGTCGAGAGGTCTGCTGTATTTTCCGCGACTACGGTCACCCGTTCCGATATGTCCCGGTCCAGCATCTCGTTGATGGCGTTGGTGTCCCGGTTGGCGAAATAGGATAACTGGAGGACGGCGGTCGGGTCTTTGTAGATCGAAAGGTTATAGTCGGCCCAGTCCAATGCCTCGCCCGTGTCCGGGATAAATTTCGTCTTGCTCGGCCAGGTCCGCTTCCCGAAGGCGGTCTTGGATGTCGCGTCCTCTTGTTTGATGGAGGCCGGGTCGTCCGCCGTGATGGCGGTTCCCCTGGCCTGGAGTTTGGTGATGTAAGCGGTGGCCGAGGTGTTATTGGTCAATGTGATCTCCATCGTCTCGGAGGACTTGCTGACGGAGATGCCGATGGACGCGGTGACGTTAGTCCCGGAGCCGTCAGCCGCCGTATTCCCGAGCATATCGGTGGTTGCCGCCGTAGTCGTCCACAATGCGACTCCCCTGGCGTTGTTGGCCGAGGCGGTGGTCGGATACCGGGCGAGATACGTTCGGGCCACGCCGGGAGCGATGGCCGGCGAGCTGGCGCCGGTCTCCGAGAGCGTCCAGAGTACCGCCACGCTGGCGGTCGTGTAGCCCTGGACATCGGTCTCAAAAATATTAAATATATGCGGGAGCGGGTCATCCATGATGAGGCCGGAATATACTCTCGCCGCGTCGGAGGCATCCGAGTACGTCGCCTGACTTGTAAGCCCCACGCCGGACAAGCGGTGGTGGCGGTTGTCGAAGATAATCTTCCCGTTCTTCCCTTCCCTGATGAATCCTCCCTCGGTGGACTCGACCTCCTGGAGGGCCGGGACGGTATAGGTGGCGGACTTCCAATAACGTGTAATGGTCGTCTTGCCGGTGTCCAGGGTCCGGTAACTGCTACCCGCGCCCCAGCCGGCGGCGTCCAATATGTCATCCACGACCTGGTCCGTCCTCTGGGAGGTGACCATCGGGACTTCTATCTGGTCGAGGTTTACCTGGCCGAGCGGCCCGGTGGCTTCAAGGATGGCCGTGGCGTCCCCGCCCAGGAAAACCTGGGGAGTTATCCGGACGAGGTAGCCCTGCCATATAGCCTGGTCGGACTGGGTGGCCGATGTCCCCAGGAGCCGGACGGGACGGCCTGGGAGGATGTTGCCGTATATGGGCGAGTCGGCATTAAACTGGTTGTAATCCCCGGATCGGTTGTCTAGGGTCGCCCGGAGGATTCCACTTTTTGAGCGCCCCGTCAGTTGGGACGCCCGGTCCCGACCGAAGCTGCAAGTGATGCCGCGGACGCGGCCCATGTCGATTTCCTCGCCGGTGTCACCCCAGTCCCCGTCGTTATTCCAGTCCACTTGTAATTTATAGGTTGCAACGACCATCTATGCCCTCGCCAGTACGCCGGAGAATCCGCCGCCCAGGACGGCATCGCGGACGACTGCGGTCACTTTCGCCTGGAAGTCATCGAAGCCGTTAACGTCCCCGTTTATCACCAGGTTGATGGTCATCCCGGCGCCGCGGCCACGCCCCAATGGGACGACCGCCTCCGGCCCGGACTCGCCGAGCATCGCCAGGGTGGGCCGGTTGACGATGCCGCCTTTCGCTAGACTTGGAATCTCCGGGATGTTAGGCATCCCGACCGAGAATCCGCCGACCCGCCCGACCAGCGGGATATCCACGCCGGGGACTCTGATCTTGATGGAGTTGATGCTCCGGATAAATCCGTTAATCGCACCGATGACGCTATTTATCGCGCCCTTGATACCGGACACCATGCCATCGAATATTCCAAGAATAGTCCCCTTGACGTTCCGGAAGGTCGAGACCAGGGCATCGGTCACGGTCTTGAACTTGGTCTGGATGCCGCCCCATATCTCGTCCCAGTTATCCTTGAGGAATAGGATGGCTTTAATCAACGGCCCTGCCGGGAGGAGCCAGCCCAGCTTGGAGTTATAGACATCGGTTATCGCCGTGAATACCTTCTTGACGATGGACGAGATGAAGTTGAAGACCTTCTCAAACGTGACTTTCAACGCCTTGACGATCTTGTCCCAATTCTTGTATATGATGATCCCGGCCACGATGGCCGCGGTGATACCCAGGACGACCGCCGTGATGGGGAGCATAGAAAGACTGAGCATCCCGAAGGCGCCGCTGAGTATACCGATGGACGCCGCCATCGTCGGCAACAATAATAAGATTGGCCCCAAGACCAGGGCCAACGCTCCCAATGCCGCTACCACTATCATCAGGACGTTTGTAAGTTGCGGATGCTCGGTAGAGAACGCGATCAGCTTGGTCGTCACCTTCTCCAGGATGACCGCCATCGAGGTCAGCGCCGGCATCAACGCCTTGCCGAACTCTTGCTGGAGGTCGCCCACCCGGTTCTTGAGTTGGACCATAGGGTCCGCTGCCGCCTCGGCCTGTCCGCCGAATTTCGCCATGATGGCCGTGATGACCTCGGTTGACCCGGCGCCCTTCTCTACCTCGATGCCGTACCGCTTCAGCGCGGAGGTCTCGCCGCCGATGGCCCTCGCCACCAGGGTCGAGGCCGCGCCCAGGTCCATCCCCTTCCCAGCCGCCAGGTCGAGTACCGCCGGCAATGCCGCCATCGCGGACTCGTAGTCCCCGGAGACACTGATAAGACCCATCAAGGCGTCCCGCTGGGCCTCGTCCCCGAAGTTGGTCTTATTCTGTTGGGCGGCGATGACCTTCTCGATGGCCGCGGCCTGGGCATCGTAGGATGTCCCGACGTTCTTCAAGGCAACGTCCAACTGGGCGATGCCGATGGCTTCCTCCTGGGCGGACTTGACCGCGGAAACGCCGAGCGCGGTTATCCCGGCGCCGATCGCCGAGAGGCCGACGCCGATGGCCTTACGGTGGCGTTTGATGCCGTCCGCCATCTTCCCGAAGGCCGTCTGCGTACTTTTGAATCCCGCCTGGGCATTCTTCGGGTCCGCGGTTATCTGTATCTCGACCTGGTTAGCCATCGCCTTCTGGTTGTCCCTCCTGGACTATCGCCACCATCCGGAGGAGTGTTACGTCCTCGGCCATCAACTGGGATGGTAGGCAGCTATATCTCTGGCAGAGACCGTCTATCAATTCGGCCTCTTCCAACTCCCACGGTTTGGTTATCATTCGCCCGTCACGGTCGATGCCGCCGCCAACATGCTTAAATCGCCGGATGGCGGTTCTAAAGGGACGGGTACTGCCGACACCGCCTCAATCCAATGCTGGACGATGAGCATCGCCAACGACAACGGAATCTGGAGCATCCCGGCGCCGTTGGCCGGGACCGGCGACCCGGACGCGTCCTCCAGGTTCCACTCCATCAAGACCTCGCCGCCGAATAGCTCGGCCATCTTGGCCTGATCGTCACCCTCGGCGGCTTCCCGGAGGGCGATGTAGTGGGCGAAGCTGACGTTCAGCTTGACCCATATCTCGGCCCCGTCGTAGTCCGTCCCGCTAAAGGTTATGTGGGCGGTCTGGTCCGGGATGCGGAAGCCCTTCTTGGCTTTGGCCGTTGTCCCGTTAATAGCTACCATGTTATGCCCAGGTAGGAACCACGCCACCAGCCAGTGAGCCGGGCGCGGACCAGGTCAGTTCCCCGGATGCCGACCGGCTCAAGGCGTAGTCGGTATAGAACAACTCCCCCGGCAAGGTCTGGCCGGAGACCGCCAGGGTCGTCGTCCGCGCCACGCTGGTTGATGAGACGGTCTTGAATACGTCATGGGACATATTCGACGCATCATTGAAGACCCCGGAGATGGAGACCGTGAAGTCCGCCAGGAGTAACAGCCGCTCCCTGGCCGACTTGTCCAGCCCGGTGATGTCTTGCTCCTCCCTCGGCGTGGCGATGTCGATAGACGTTATGTCGTTGGATATAGTCCGGGCCGACCCGCCCGAATCGTCGATGATCGCGCTCATTCCAAGACCTGATTCTTTAGCCATGTACACTCCTCCGATATTGGTGGTCGTTCCAGTTGTCCATAAATTCCAGCGGCTCCATGACCCGGTTGTCCCTGGTCAATATCGGGTCTCGCTCGACCGCTACCCTATGCCCTCCACCCTGGCCGGTGAAGCACTCCTGACCCGGCGTGAAGGTGAATATAATCAACCCATCCTCGCGCTCCTCCCTGAAGCCCATATTGGACCGGCGTATCATCTCGATGTTGGCTATATCGCCCGCCGGCAAGATCGTCTTCCAGCCCATCGCATAGTTGACGCATCCGATCTCCAAGCAACTCACCTCCCGCCAGTGGTCCCGTGGGCGGTTGAGGACGTAATGGGTCAATAACCCTCGGCTAGTCATTCCTTGTCCTCGTCCGTCCCGGAGTCGATTATCCGGAGGCTGATTCCGCCCAGGAAGCCTATAAATGCCCCGGTTAATCCAGTGATGACTTCCACGGCTTGGAGCTTCCAGCCGATCCATGCCGTGAATGTGCAGAAGATCGTCGCCGCCACGATCGCCGCCAATATCTGAGGCCGAAAGGCGGTCATCCTCATAATCTTATCCAGTAAAGCCCGGTGTCGGAGTGGTACATCGCTTGCTCCCTAGCTCGGCATATACGGCAGACCCGGACGGCCCACTCCTCCGGATGCGGTCGCCACCAATGTCGGTTAAACCAGCACATCAATAAGCCTTCGCCAAGAAGCGCCGGCAGTCCCGGCAATAAGGCTCCGAGTTCTGGTTAACCGGGTTGACGCCCCAGGTCTCCGGGCCGTGGAATCCGATATAGCAAGCGGCGAGTCTTACCAGGCGCCGCGGCCCCTCATAGAGCCAGCCCAACATCAGGACGCTCCCCATGATGGCTACCCCACCGGCCAGGACGGTCAAGGCTAGGAGTCGCATCACTTACCGCCGTACCCGCCATAGTCCCGGCGTTCCCCGGACGGCAAGACCCCAATCTCTCCCAGCTCCCGCAATACGTCCGCGAAGCCGCTATGATCCCCCATAATGGTGGCCATCTGGTCGTTAGCCAGTACGAGGTCGGTCTCCAGACCGGAGAGACGGTCACTGAGCGCGTTGGTGATGGTCACCAGGTCTCCCGCCTGGTCGGTGTGGAGGGTCGTCCGGAGCGTCCGCTCGTTCTCCATCCGCTCATGGATGGCGGCGACCTCCTCCTGGACGGCGGTTATCTGCTTGACCGCGTCGGTAACGTCATTCCTGACCGTCAAAACCCAGCCAATCATGCCGATGGCTAGTAGCACCAGCGGGAGGATGGCGCCGATGAGTCCGAGATGTTTCATCACTTCACCGAAATAGGTGTATCAACCAAGTTATCCGTCACTATTCTTGCTTTTATGTCGCTGCCCCAGGTGGCCGAACTGGTGTTGATTCCGGTCCCGTTTCCGATGGAGTTGGTGGCGTCCATCGTGATGGAACCGGCCTTGATGTAATCCCAGTCCCATGCGCCGACGCTGG